TGGTTATTTGGAGGTAATCGTAGATAACCTTTAATTAAATTAAGTAAAGTTTATATTTATTTAAAAAAAGATGGCTGATAATAACAATTTTACTATATGGCAAAGGTTGACTAAGGTATTTGGACCGGACTCTACCTTAGACCAACAAGCCCCAGTTTATAATTTTGATAAAAAACAAATATTAAAAACTACCGACAAAAAAGAATACGAGAGAGAGAAATTACAAGCTCAACAAACATTATATTTAGGTCAGCAATGGCAAAAAATCGAAAACAATTTATATACTCAAGCCGTTTATTATGAACCCACACGTTTAGCATCTTTTTATGACTATGAAAGTATGGAATACACTCCTGAAATTTCAGCCGCTTTAGACATTTATTCTGAAGAGTCTACCACTCCCGACGAAGATGGGTATATATTACAAATTTATTCTGAAAGTAAAAGAATAAAATCAGTTTTAGCCGATTTATTTAATAATAGATTAGATATTAATACTAACTTACCCATGTGGACACGTAACACATGTAAGTACGGTGATAATTTTGTGTATTTAAAATTAGACCCTGAAAAAGGTATTATGGGGGCACAACAACTACCTAATATTGAGATTACTAGACAGGAGAGAGGTATGAAGATTAAACCCGAACGGAACTCAACTGAAAGTGAAAATGACTCATTAAAATTTTTGTGGCAGAATAAAGATATTACTTTTAATACGTGGGAAGTTGCTCACTTCAGATTGTTAGGTGATGATAGAAAACTACCATACGGAACATCTATGTTGGAAAAAGGTAGAAGAATTTGGAAACAGTTGATACTATCAGAAGATGCTATGTTAATTTACAGAACGTCTAGAGCTCCCGAAAGAAGAGTATTTAAGATATTTGTAGGTAATATGGATGATAAGGATGTCGAACCTTACGTACAACGAGTGGCTAATAAGTTCAAAAGAGACCAGGTAGTCGATTCAAACAATGGAAATGTGGACTTAAGATATAATCAAATGGCTGTCGACCAAGACTATTTTATTCCCGTTAGGGACCCTAACGCACCTAATCCTATAGATACATTACCAGGGGCTCAAAACCTATCTGAAATTGCCGATATTGAGTATATACAAAAAAAATTATTAACTTCTTTGAGGGTACCTAAAGCTTTCTTAGGTTTTGAAGAGGTAGTTGGAGATGGTAAAAGCTTATCTTTACAAGATATTAGGTTTGCTAGAACTATAAATAGAATACAGAAATCTATGGTTCAAGAACTTAACAAAATTGCTATAGTTCATCTATATCTTTTAGGTTTTGAAGATGAATTGGGTAACTTTACTTTAGGATTAACTAATCCGTCTGCACAGGCAGACTTATTAAAGATGGAGCAATGGACACAAAAAATACAACTTTATAGAGATGCGGTTACTGACCCAGGTAATGGTATTCTACCTGTTTCATCGTCTTGGGCTAAGAAACACATTCTTGGATTTAGTGATGATGAAATTAAGTTGGACATTCAACAACAAAGAATGGAAAAGGCAGTTGCCGCTGAATTAGAAAAGACATCTGAAGTAATAAGTAAGACAGGTATATTTGCTAATATAGACAAGTTATATGGTGATAGACCTGGTGAAGGTGGTGATGCTATGGGTGACGAAACAACAGACTCCGGAGTAGGTGATACGGCAGGAATGTCAACTGGTGACTTAGGTGGTGACTTAGGTGGTGACTTAGGTGGTGACTTAGGTGGTGACTTAGGTGGTGACTTAGGTGGTGATTTAGGTGGTGACTTAGGTGATGATACCGGTGGTGATACCGGTGGGGAGATAACTCCTGAAAGATTTATTAGTAATAAAGATTTAAATATATTATTAGAAGATGATTTTATTAATGGAAAAACTACATTAGACTTATCTAAAGGAAGACAGTCGTTAGGTGAAATTGAAGATAAATTGAACGCATTACTAAATGATTGATATTTATAAAATAAAATACCATGAATTCATTCGGATTAATAAAAACTAAAATCGAAACTTTTTTTGAGAAGAATTACAAAAAAAATATTTTTAAAAAAGGATTAAAAGAATTTAAACATTACGTTATAGATGATAAATCTATTTCTGAAGCTTATTACATATATGATGAGTTATCGTCACAAAAGGGATTAAATGAAAGTATAGTTGATGATTATATATCAGAATCATTTGAACAATTAAGAGATTTAATTGATAATAATCAAACTAAAATTAACTCTTTAGGTGAATGGATTGACGGGTTACTAAAAGAAAATGTGGATAATAGATATACCGATATTGACTATCAAATCTACACTAAAAACGTTGTGAAAAATTTAGAGTCTCTTTTAGAGTCTAAATTAAAGATTAAAAACAATTTATTAAAAACAATAGTAGTTAAAGAAAGTACATCAATTAATCTACCTCTATCAACTATGTTAAAAGTTGCGACTAAAACATTTAATGATGAGTATGTTACATTAAATGAGTCAGATAAGAATGAGTTAAAGTATTTTATTTCTTTAGATGATAAATCATTAAAAGAGGAAATATCCAACACAAAAGACTCAGTAATAGAAAAGTTAAACAATAACCTAAACGAATCTACCGATACCGAATTAAAAGAAAAATTACAAAAGACTATTAATAAAATTAATGAGTCGGAAAATAGTTTAACGTCTTTATATAAATTAAGAAAATTAGAAAGTGGACTTATTTCATGAGAAAATTTTTCACATCATTATTAGGTGACGTTGATGGTCAAAAATCATCAAAAAGATTTGTTACTATAGTAGCATTTTTCATGATGTGTGTTGCATTTGTTGCAAATATATTTATGGATATTCCTCTACAAAAATACGTTTGGGACGGTATGATGTATATTGTAGGTGCTGGGTTAGGATTCACAACACTTGAGAAATTTTCAAGAACTAAAGGATTTGAAGAGTAATGTCGGATAGAAAATATCTTAAGCATCTATAGGTAGTGGAGGTGGTGGTGGTGATATAAGAATGGGAGCACTACTTATATATAATAGAGTTTTAAGTGATGCGGAAATAAGAAAAAATTTGGATATCTTCGACCAATGGTACTCTAACAGTTAAAGGTCGTTTCTTTTTTTATTTAAGTAGATAGCTTTTTTATGTTCCTCCCTTCTTTCAACCGAAGGTTTCGTATACTCTTTATTTTCATTGATTTTCTGCATCTGTTTAGTTCTATAAACTTTATATTTATAGTTCTTCAAAGCGGCTTCAATATTCTTATTTTTTACCTTTACTATTAACATTATACGGTTTTATATAATATAAATATGTGTTTTTGACATATTACCATTATTAGACTATATTTTATTTAAATAAATAAACTTTTAAAGTTATGTTATAATATGAAAAAAGGAAAAACATCACAGCTAAAATTATTTAGTGATGTGAAATGTCATTATGGTACGGTAGATGCAAAAAATTTAAAATCACTGTATATTGTATTACAGACGTGGGTAGAACCCATAAAAGAATTTGATAATTGGGAAAGAGCAACAAGTTATTTAGAAAAAACTATAAAACAGACATTACATGAGATTTGTGACCCTTTAGTATTTGAGAAATTTAATATAGTGGATTTAGACTTAAGGAGTAGTGGAATTCAAAAAGGTAAAAGGAGTTTTATGAACTTAGAAATAACTTTATTCGTTAAAGAGCTAACAGATTTTAAATCCCTAATCTTGAGGGAAAAAATAAAAGACATACTCAGAGCGGTCTACAAAGACAACATAAAAGGGATAAATTATTTCAAAGTACATAAGAGTAAATCGACAAAAGAGTTGGTCTAACATATTTATAATAAAAAAAGTATGAAAATATTAGGACCAAACGATATAGGTAAAGGTATTTTAGTTGAGTGGGATGCTGGGTCAATAAACCCTAATGACGGTAGGAACTCTAAAGTAATTAAAGAATCCTATGGTCAGTTAGAACACTCTAAACCCTTTGAGTTTTATGCGACTTTACAGAAATTTGATACGCCAAATAGAAACGGTAGAGTATATCCTGAAAAAATATTAAGACGTGAAGCCGATAATTATAAAAAGGCAATCGAAAAGGGATTATCGATATCTGAACTTAACCACCCTGAATCTTCTTTAATTGATTTAGACCGTGTTTCACATCTTATAACAGATGTGTGGTGGGAAGGTAACACTCTTATGGGTAAGATTAAATTACTAACCTCGCCAGGTTTTCATGAAAGAGGTGTTGTGTCTTGTCCCGGTGACCAAGCAGCTAACTTAATGAGACAGGGGGTTACTATGGGAGTATCTTCTCGTGGTGTTGGTTCATTAGTGAAGAAAGGAGAAAGAAATGAAGTCCAAGAGGATTTTGAATTGATATGTTTTGATTTAGTTTCATCACCTTCAACTCCCGGAGCTTATTTATTCTTGAATAAAGACGATAGAGGTAAGTATGAAGAAAATATTGAAGAAGAAACTCAGAATAGAGCTACTGAATCAAATGTAGATAGTAGTTTAGGTAAAAGTGTTGACTTAATGAAAAAGTTATCCGATTATTTAGGTTATTAAACCTTATTAAAAAAAATAAAAATGGACGAAAAATATTTTGTTGCTAAAGTACAGTATGACCTTCCTGATGAAAATTCGGGTAAGGTAAAAAAAATCAGAGAGGAAAAATTAGTTAAGGGTTATAACGTAACTGACGTTGAGGCTAAAGTCACTAAAAACTTTAAAGATTTTGTTTATGATTGGAGAATCACTGCTTGTGTGGAGAGTAAAATCGATGAGGTGTATGAATAATATACTTTAATATAATATTTTAAAAATTAAAATCGGGACTAAAATCCCGATTTTTTTTTGCTATTAGTTATTAAAATTACGCTTTTTTACTAATTGACATATTTATATGTAAACTATAATAAACTTTTTTGCAAAAAAAATAAAATGGCAGACAAAAAAACACTAGTTGAGGAAGCTTTATTGCAGATGGAAAATCTACAAGAAGCCATTACAGAAAACGCAAAAGGAATACTTGCTTCTACTATGAAGGAAGAAATCAGTGAATTAGTAAAAGAATCTCTCGAAGAAGAAGAGATTGAAATGTCTGATACAGAAATGTCAGAACAAGAAGAAGTTCTTGATTTAGACATTGATGTGGATGACGATGGAGAGGATGACATAGAAGACGCCCTTGAAGACTTAGGTCTTGATATGGGTGATGATATGGAATCTGATAACGACGAAGAGTTAGAGTTGGGTGATGAGGAAATGTTAATGACTGATTTACCTGGTGATGATTTAGAGGTCGATGATGAAGAAGAAGTTCTATTACCACTTGATTTAACAGGTGCTTCCGATGACGAAATTTTAAAGGTCTTTAAGGCTATGGGTGAGGATGACGGTGTCATTGTCACGCGAGACGAAGAGGGTATTAATTTAAAAGATGATGAAGCAGATGTAGAATATGAGATTCGTTTAGAATCTGAAGATAAAGAAGAAGCTCTTGCAGAAATGGAAGAGGAAGAAATCGTGTATGAAATCGAGATTGGTGAAGAAAATGACGAAGAGGAAATCGGTGAAGGTAAGTACGGTATGAACAAAGGCGATAAGTTTCACAGAAAAAATGTGAACGGTCACGAAGTTGAAGACGGTAAGTACGGAGCATTTGAAGAAAATGACGAAGAAGAAATCGGTGAAGGTAAGTACGGTATGAACAAAGGCGATAAGTTTCACAGAAAAAATGTGAACGGTCACGAAGTTGAAGACGGTAAGTACGGAGCATTTGAAGAAAATGCTAGAACAGACGCTGAAGAAGAAGGGTACGAAGACGGATTGAAAGACGAAAAGGAAGACCTTGAAAAAGGTGAAAATTCGGAAGGTTCAATTCGTTCTCACGTTAATGGTAGAATGACAAATAAAAAACCGAATAACTTTCCTAAATCTCTTAAGAGACCGGCACAAAGAAACGAGTCAGTTAATAAAGAAATTGCACAGTTAAGAGAAAAGAATGAAGAGTACCGTAAGGCACTTAACATCTTTAAAGAAAAACTTAATGAGGTCGCAGTTTTTAATTCTAACTTGGCTTACGCTACTCGTTTGTTCACTGAACACTCTACGACAAAGAAAGAAAAAATAAATATACTAAGACGTTTCGATGGTGTCGAAACTATTAAAGAGTCAAAGTCTCTTTATAAGTCACTCAAAGAAGACTTAGGTGGAAAAGGACAGTCGGTTGTTACTGAATCAGTACAATCTAAAGTTCAAAAATCACCATCTAATGGTTCTGCGAATAACTTAATCGAGAGCAAAACCTATGAAAATCCACAGTTCTTAAGAATGAAGGATTTAATGGGTAAATTAAAATAAAAATAAAAATTCCAAAAAAATATTAAAATGGGAGCATTATTAGAA